GTTGTTGGTGCGACCAACAAAATTGGAACGACTACTGTCCCTATCGAGATTGACGCAGACAATGCTTACGATTACTTGATTGACGTAGAAACCGCATTAAAAGAATCAAATGCGAACGGTGAAAGATTTGTGGTTGTTCCGCATTTCTACACTGCCGCGTTAAACAAACAAATTTTTGTTAAAGACCCAGCTATTGCCCTCCCTGGTTATCTTGGTAATGTTGGGACTTTAAAAATCTATGAGAGCAATAATGTTTTTGTTGACACCAACGATTCCTACAATGTTATGGCTGGCGTTCGTCAAGCTGTAACTTTTGCGGGTCAAATCGACGAGATGGAAATGTACCGTCCAGAATTGCGTTTCGCTAATGCTGTCAAAGGTCTTTACACTTTTGGTGCTAAAGTAACCAAACCAGCTGGCTTAGTTAATCTATTCTGTGTGAAAGCTTCTTAATCAGCCGTGAGGAGGTATTCTTATGGCTTTAACAGTTGGAACTAATAGTTATATTGCGCTGGTGGATGCGGAGACCTATATATCTGAACGCTACACCTCCGATACCTGGGATGACGCAGAAGATGCCGCCAAAGAGCAAGCGTTAATGAGAGCAACCCAAAACATTGACTTATTATTGCTTAGAGGAAGGAAGGTATCTTCTGACCAAACCTTACAATTCCCAAGAGCGTTTTTATCACCTGATGGATACAAAGAAGAAGAAGATTACAGCGTCCAATTACTTGCTGCAGTATGCGAGGAAGCCCTCTATTATATAGTAAGCCAGGCAGGAACGGAAACTTCTATTGTATCGGATCAGGCGGTTAATCACTTAAAGGAATTAGGGATTACTTCATTCGGGCTCGGAGATGAAAGTTACCAGTTCGATAAAAAGATGGGTCGAATCGAAACAATCACGGGATATACCCAAAGACTACTGAGGGATTATATTAATCCTTTATTCAAAATTGTCTGATTTTTGGGGAGGGACAACTATTGCCCCAATAGCCTCCCCCTTTTTACCCTCTAAGGAGGAATACAAATGCTACAATTTAAAGACAAGATAACTTATTGGACAAAGACCGGGCCTTACAATACTTACGGTTCGCCTATTACTGTACCTTGCAACAAGGTAAACAAACAGTCGATTGTCAAAGGTCACGCTGGAAAAGAAGAGGTATCGAAAGCTTACTTGTATCTAAGACAAGAGATACCATTAGGCGCAGTGGTTGCTTTTGGGGTTTCCTCATCGGCTACACCTCCAGAAGGCTCACGTGAAGTAATGGCAATTGAGGCTTACGAAAGTTCCATTATTACGCTCTCTTTGGTCAAGGTATACCTAAGATGACGCTAAAATGGTACGGAGAGAAGATAAAAGCAAACTTGAAACAAAATGTTCAAGAAGCTGCTAAAGAGGTCGGGGAAAGTTTATTTGATGAAGCGCAATCCCGTGTACCTGTAAAAACTGGCAATTTAAAGGAATCTGGTAATTTGGAAGTTGCAGAAGATAGTGTTGCTATTTCTTATGATGCGGAATATGCATATAAAGTTCACGAAAATCCCAATAGCACTGGATACAAATGGTTGGAAAGAACGTTGATCGATGCGCAGGTTGAAGTGGCAGAAAAGATAGCCAAAAAGCTGAGGGGTGATGTAAAATGATAGAAGAAATCGCTCAGTATCTAGACGATGAGGAATTTGGGACTTATGAATCTGATGGTACTGATGGAAATATCTTTTTACACACTTTACCAGAATCTCCTATTGAAGCGGTAGCTATTATTAATTATGCTTGTCAACCTGTACCTTGTCCGTTGGGACAAGCCCGAGAATACTATCAAATAATCGTGAGAAGTCCCGACCCAAGAGCTTGCTATACTTTAATAAAGGGTATCCAAGACAGCTTGGATGGGATTCACGGGCAAACTTTGATTACCGATGGAGCTTATGTTAATAATATCTCAACTATCTCGTGCGGATACGTTGGAATAGATGAATCCAAAAATCATTTAATTAGTTTAAATTTGCTGGTTGATTATCAGAAAACCAGAAATAATTAGGAGGAAAATAAACAATGGCTACGATAGTAAAATTGTGTCGAGATATGGTCTTAAAAGTCGGCGATGGCAAAGAAACAGAAGCCTTCAATGCAATTGCCGAGATCACCTCTTTGACTTTAACGTCTGGTTCTGACGATGTGGATTTGACGAACTTTGACACAGATGGTTTCAAAACAGCGATGCCCATTCTAAGAAGCCTTGGAATCACTTTTGAAGCGAATTATGTGGTCGATGCAACATCTGGAGACGTCGACGCTGATACCATTGGTCGGCTGGTTACCCTTAGTAGAGAAGTTGGTTATGATGCTATCGGAAACTTTGAGCTGACTTTGGCAGATGGAGAAGAAATGAGCTTTTCGGCTGGTGTAAAAGTTGGCGATCTTGGCGGTGGTGTTGGCGATAAAATGCTCTTCAAATGTGAGCTTGTTATTTCCGGAAAACCAACTTTCGCGTAGATTGGACGGTTGACTGGGCGGCCGAAAGGCCGCCTCCTTTCTTTTCTTCTTTTTCTCTAAGGTCATTGATTTTCTCTCTATCATGTGGTAGAATTAGATCACATAATAGAAAGGAAGCAAACAAATGATTAAAAATCAGATTACTTATTTGGAAGATAACACTTGCATTATTCACATTTTCTCAGAAACTTATGGACATAAAGAAGTTCTTATGGATACAGAAGATTTAAAACTATTCGAGGGATTTGATACGACTATCTATGTGAACTTTGACAAAAGGGACAACAGGTTTGAATGTAAGTTCAATAAACCTCTTAGTAAAGGAAAGCAACAAAACATCAAACTACATCGCTTTCTTATGAGCGCACAAGAGGGACAAACAGTCGACCATATAAACAGGAATACTTTTGACAACAAGAGAGCCAACCTCCGCTTTCTCTCTTCTTTTGCGAGCGTTATTAATCGAGGTAAACAAAAAAAAGCTACCAGTAAATACAGAGGCGTTTGTTGGCACAAGAGAGCCAACAAATGGGTAGCGGAAATCCGAATCAATGGGAAAAGTAAGCACATTGGCTACTTCCTCAGTGAGCTCGATGCCGCGATTGCCTACGCAATCGCTTTTGCCAGCATTTATGGGTTTGGCTACAGCGAAAACAGCCATCAAAATTATCTTAAAATTTAATAATGGGGGCAAACTTTTATGATTAACAGAAGATTTCAAGATTTCGACCAACTTATGGCAGACGACGCACAGAAAGAAAAAGATATTATTGAAATCACCTTCTTAGGAGAGACAGTAAAAATCAATACGGATATTGACATTCGTGTAGCTTTAAAAATGGAACGCAAAAGCCGAGAAGTTATCATTAGCGAAAACGAAGATTCGATGGTCGATTATCTGCTCTGGGTTCTCAGGGAGCTCGTCGGCAAAGAAACTTATGAAAACTGGAAAGAAAAGGGAGCTACTGATACCCAGTTATTTAGCATCGCCTCCTGGGTTTCCCAGCAACTTACAGAGATTGCGGAAGCCAAAAACAAGGAGCAAGAAACTGACCCAAACGCACTGAATCCAGTGGAATAGAGATCACACTGGACGACATTTTAAGCGATTGGTCATCTATCTATTGTTCTTTTTTAGATGTATACCAAATTGATTTAGCGAAAAACAATCTGCCTTCAAGTAGATTTTGGATATTGTTTAGCTGCCTGCCTCCAAGAAGTCATTATTGCAAACTTTTGGAAAGTAGGGCTTATGAAAAAGAAAACAAAAATAAACCAATGCATCAAGAATCAGTTGATCAAGTTTTAACAGACCCTACGGAGATTAAAAACTTTCTGAAGGTTTGGTCAGGAAACGGGAAGAAGAAGAAAAAGAAGGATTAGAATCCCTCTTTTTTTTTGTTCACGAGGAGGAGAAAGAATAATGATCCGCACATTAATTGCAGACCTATATGCAAATGTTTCCATCGATGCTACCAAATTTAACCAGCAGTTGGGTAAAGTCCAAGATAGTCTGAACAAAGTTAACCAGAAGACTTCTGCCACTTTTTACCAAGCGAGACTGTTGGGTATGGGGTTCATTTCCGCTGTTGTTGGTATGGGTGCTTTTGTAAAGGAAGCCATTTCCGCTACCGCGAGAACAGAACAATTAACGGTAGCTTTTACAAATCTAACTGGATCTGCAAGCATCGCCAAACAAAACATCAAAGATCTAAAGCAATTTGCTGCAGTTACCCCCTTCGAATTCAATGGGTTAGCTGACACCCAGCGTAAGTTATTGGCTTTTGGTTTTAAGTTGGAATCGACTATCCCAATTATGACTGTATTCGGGAACGCTACTTCTGCCCTAGGCTCAGGACAAGAAGGCCTCGACCGGATGGCTTATGCTTTTGAAAAAGTCAAAGCTATAGGTAGAATCTCAATGGAAGAAGTTCGAATGTTCGCGGAAGCTGGTATTAACATTGCAGAAATCTTCAATCGAGACTTTGGCAAGAATTGGTCGAGACAGATCGAAAAAGGGGCTATCTCTGCCTCAAAAGCGCTAAGGTCAATTATAGACGCGGTGCAGGAAGACCCCAAATTTTTCGGAGGAATGCAGAAGCAATCAGTAACGATCGAAGGGCGACTGAGCACGCTAAGAGATAATATTAAAATTAGTATGTCTGGAATTGGATTAGCAATTGTCCAGGCGATTGATTTAAAAGGTATCTTGTTGAGAATAAATAATTTCCTTGAGACTTTTAATGCCCTGATGAATAAAAAAGGCTTTCAGAAGGCGTTTGAAAAAATGATGCCCGCTGGCACTATTGGCACAGCTGTGCTTGGTGTAATGGTGCTGATCCAAAAATTAACCGAATCTTTTGGGGGTTTGTTTGGTGTATTGGCAAAAGTGGCTGCTTTCGTCCCGCTTGTTAAATTATTCCAATCGGCAAACGAGGGAGCAGTTGGTGTCGCCGTAGCTGTTGGTCTCCTGATCATTGCCCTGCGAGGTGCAGGAGGGTATCTGGGGATGTTGCGTGGTCAAGGCGAACAAATAAATATTTCTCTCTTGACGCTTGCGGCATCTCTCCGCAACGCCAAGCAAGAAGCGGGAAAATTGGGCCTCGCTCTATTATCTTTAAAAAATACGCAAAATGCGGTGTCTGCTGCAAAAGGCGAAGCAAGAGAGACTATGGCAACAGCGAACCAAGCAAAATTAAATGCAGCGGAGCAAGAGGCGCAATTAAAGCAACAGCTCGCGACTACAAGAAAACTAAGAGCAGAGCGGAACTTAGCCATAAATGAACAAGCTAAAATGGTGAAAGGGTTAAGAAAAACTTCCTTTTTTGGTGTAGAAACGGACTTTCTCGGCAACAATGTTTACAAAGATAAAGCCAAGGAGGAAAGTATCCTTAACAATTTACGGAAGGAATACGTCAGGCTCGATAGGCAAGTGTTGCAAACAGAACAGGAGATATTGAGGTGTAAGGTCGCCCAGATTCAGCAAGGCGGCATTATTAACACGCAGCAAACATTTTTAGCCACAGCGACACGAAATGCTTGGAAATCTACTGTTAGCGCAGTCGGATCTACAGCCAAGACCGTAGGTGTAGCAATCGCCTCCGTTGGTCGAACGGTAGCGACTGTTTTTATGTCTATCCTTGGCTGGGTCGGAATGGTAATGATCGCAATAGATACTTTTAAATATGTGCTGTCTAATTGGGATGCTATCTCTATCGGCATTGAGAGAATGTTGGTTAATACCTCCGCTGGTATACAGGGCGCTTTCGCAGTGATTAAAAAAGCCACATTGTCTGCTTGGCAGTTTATGTTGGGAGCAATGTATGACCTCTCTATCTCCGCAGTAGGAGGTCTCGCAAAAGCTTTTGTTTGGGCTACTTTTGGGCTAACTAAGTTAATTATTGCCACATTTAATTTAATCCCGCAGGCCTTTGTGCAGATTCTGAATAATATTTTTGAAGGATACAATTGGCTAGCCAAGAAAATAAACGACCTGGCGGGAAAAGAGGTTGTCAAAGAATTCAATTTTCGCTTTAAAGGTACGGTTTTGGATGACGCATACGCCTCCGTGGAGCAACAAGGAAATGAAGCTTACAAAAATGTTGAAAACTGGGAAAAGTCTATGCGTGATCATAATACAAAGGCAACCATTGAAAACCTGAAAGAATTATCAAAAGAAGAAATCGCGGCTCGTAAGAAAATTGATGCAGAGAAAGACAAAGCACTGCTTAAATTAGATCAAAAAGAGATGCAACGGGAGATTGAACGACAGATCCTTGCGAACCGTCAAACAAAAGAGAATAATAAGTCTAAATTAGAACAAATCAAGAAAGCTCTTGACGAAAAAAGACAAATCTTGATCGCGGAAGCTATTAGGCAAGGGAAAACTATAGAAGAAGCGAAAAAAATAGTTGATGAGCAGATGAAGCAGAAAGAAACTATGGAGATGCAGAACTTTTTGGGTCAGGAGATATCCGGATATGAGGACGGCATCGAGCGATTCCAGCGTTTGCTGAACGCCAAAAAGCTCTCTGTGCCACAAACAGAATTAGTAACGTCATTGATTGAGGCGTTAGCTAAAAAACGTAAGGCTGCCTTAGCAGAGCTGGCGAAGTATGAATTGACAATAGATCTGGGAACTATCATTGATAGTGGTGGCGGAGATGACATAGAGGCAAAACTTAGACAACAGCGCGAATTCCTGGAAAATTGGAAGAAGAACCTGTTGCAATCACAGTTAGATATCACCACCAACCTGGAAGAGCAGAGATTACTAAGATTAAAAGTGCTTGATCAAGAACGCCTTGATGCAATCAGTGACGCCAAAGATAAAATAACAGACGCGACTAAGCTAAAAGAGGCTTTGGATTTAATCAATGAAACCTTCAGAAATAAGGAAACTGACGTCAATAAACAGCACGCAGAGAACTTAAAGTCTATCCATCGGGATCTTGCCAATGATTTACGCAATTCTACGTTTGAATTTGACGCCAGCGGTAATTATGAAGGAATCGAAAACATTTACGCAAAAAGAACCCAGGACTTACAAAACTTAATGGACGAGAGAGCCAACAAAATAGACGAAATTCAAAAGCAATTCGGAGAATCAAGTCAAGAAGAAATTGATTTTTTGGCTAGCTCAGAAAACAAACGTAAACAAATTTTAAATAATAGCGAGCGAGAAATTACCAACTTTTACAAAAGCTACACTGACAAAATGGATGAATTAATTTTAACGAAAAACGAGCTAATAGAAATAGAAAAGCAAGAAGCTCTTATGCGAGCTGAAACTATGGGTCTCTCTACTGTGGACATTGAAAATTACTATCGATTAATACAAGACCCAACCCCTTGGGAAATGGCCAGTATGGCAGTAAAAAACTGGTCAGACACTATCAAAACAGCATCCCAGGTGGTTAGTGATAGTATAGGGTCAGCTTTAAGCGGGTTAATCTCTGCCCCCGTAGATTACTTTATGGATTCAGTCAGAGCTTCCCAAGAAGCGACTTTGGCATTGGAAGAATTCTACGCCAAAAAAGAGCAGTTTATCAAAGACCAAATGGCTTTGGGCAAAAGTGCCACTGAAGCTGAAATGGAATTTAATAAACAAGCAGATTCTATACGGCAAGAATCGGCAGATAAGCAAAAAGACATCTTTAAAAATCTACAAACAACTTTAAAAAATATCGCAGTGCAAATCTTGAAGGATTTTTCTGAAATGCTTTTGCAGATGATGACCAAATGGTTAATTTTTAAAGCTGTCACTGGATTTGCTGGAGGGGCAGCAAGCGAAAGCCCAGCCGTTGCTGGAGCAATAACAGGTATCTCTGGGGCTAGAGCTTCAGGAGGCCCTGTTGCAGAACGCAAACCCTATTTAGTTGGCGAAAGAGGCCCAGAAATCTTTATCCCCAGTATGACAGGAAAGATTATCCCTAATAGTCAAATTAAGCAGCCTGGCTTTGGAGCTCCTAATGTAACGGTAAATAATCAACCCCCCAATTTTGTAATAAATATAGAAAACAATAGCGGGCAAGAAATCAAAGCTAAGACCAGCGCTCCTCAGGTTAATGGAGGAGACTATATAGTAGGTGTCGTGATAGACGCAGTTGCAAGTAATAAGCAAGGTTTAGGAGACCTGCTCAAATCAATGTAGCGAGAATGAGCTCCTGGTTGCCCCAGGAGCTCCTATTTTGAAGGGGGAATACTAATGGCTGTTTATCCAAATATCGCCTGCTGTAACGAATTCAGCGAAGAATTTGAGGATGTGGGAATAGCCTCTCAGGTTGAAAATGGAAGTCAGATTTCTCGGGCTAAATTTACGAGATCTCGAGGCACATATACTTTTAAATATAATTGTTTGTCAAATTCTGACTATTGCGCTTTAACAAGCTTTTTTCGCAATACGGTCAAAGGTCAAGCAGAGGTTTTTGACTGGACGCATCCTATCACTACGGAAGTTTTATCTGTTAGATTTGTCAACTTAGGCAAAGCCCGTAAAATATCTGTAGTTGGCTGGGAAATCGAAGTAACCGTGAAGGAGGCTTAGGCCTATGTTAAGTTTATCTGCAATAGCAAAACTGGTTAAAAATAAGCCTTCTGACACAGGAGCTTGGTTAATATTACTTGAGGTTGATTTGGAGACAGAAACTTTATACCTAGTTAGGAATACTGAAGATATAACTTTTGACAGTCAAATATACACAGCTTTTCCTTTTGATTTGTCAGAAATCTCTGAAGATAGCAAAGGAGAGATACCAAAACTAACGATTAAGGTATCTAATATTAACCGGGTAGTGCAAGGATATCTTGAGGCCTGCAAGGGTGGGGTCGGAAAAGAAATCACTTTAAAAGTTGTGCACAGTGATAATTTAATTTCTGGGGTTGCTGAAATCAGCGAGACTTTTATCATTAGGGCAACTACTTGTGATGAGCAATGGTGTAGCTTTACTTGTCAAGGGGAATATGGCTTGCAATCAAGGAGACCGCAACAGCGGTACATGAAAGACTTTTGCATGTTACAGTTTAAAGGTTGCCAATGCGCTTATGCTGGGGCAGAAACCACCTGTAATAAAACTTACACCCGGTGTTTAGAGCTAGAAAACCAGATGAGGTTTGGAGGGGAGATTGGCATAGTTGGGACAAACCTGTATAGATAGATTACTTACCGCCACTTTTGCAGACGGTGGCAGAGGCCCAGACAAATTTGATTGCTATGGATTGGCGATGCATATTTTTATGCTCTATGGCTACAGTTTGCCTGATTATAATTTGTCAGCTTATGACCCAGAGGGAATCGCCCGGAAGTATAATGACAAAGAAGGCTTTGGTGATTTTTTTAAACAAGTGGCAGGAAAAGAAATCCCTGTGCCAGCTTTAGTAGTGATTAGGAATCACCCCACGTTAGTTAACCACGTGGGGGTTTATATTGGAAACGGAAAGTTTGTCCACATCTTAGAAAAAGTAAATGTGCATACCTCAAGAATAGATCATCCAATGTGGAAAAATAAAATAGTTGGATTCTACACCTTGACCTTGACAGAAAGAAGGTGATTTCTTGCTCACGGTTACAAAGATCCTGAATCCATTTAGCTCAAGCAAGCAAGTATACCAAAAAGAATTGAACGGACAAGGGGTATATGAATTAGCAGGCATCGAAAATCCCGAAGACTGGTTAGTCACCGTGAACGGAAAAGTTGTTGTTGGTGATTTTATCCCCGCTGAAGGAGATTTTGTGCTTTGTAGACCAGTAATCAGTGGAGGTTCAGATACCAATAAAAAAGTAGTAGGCGTCCTTGCGGCAGTAGCCCTAACCATCGTAACAATGGGGGTAGGCTCTGTGTTTGCTGGGGGAGCTTTTATGGGAGCTGGCTTTATTGGTATGGCTGGCTGGGGTGCCGCATCTTATTTAGCGGCTGGTCTAATGGCTGCAGGTGGAAATTATTTAATAAATAGATATATGCTGGCGGAACAACCCCTCACTGAAAATAACATCTCCTCTTCAGCCAATGGATGGTCTCCTTTGTCCACTTTGACAGGTCAAGGGAATCCTTTGCCGATAACTTATGGGACAAGGCGAACAGCTGGACAACTGGTTTATCAGCGCGTCTATACCAGCGGAACACAAAAACTAAATATGGTTATTTGTGGCGGAGAAGGGCCTTGTGATTATACAGGTAACGGAGAAGATAGCAACTGTACGGGGATAGCAAGTATTAAAATTAACGATACAGATATTGATGAATTTGCAGGAATTACCATATACAAAAGAGCTGGTCTCAATGACCAGAGCTTTTTGGAGATATCTGACGGTTTCTGGCAAAGTCAATATCCTAACGTCCAGCTTGATAATCCAAATAATGATGTTGACCCTGTCGGGGTCTGGGTAAATAAAACCACAACTGGTAATGCGGTTAGCGACTTAGAGGTAGTTTTAAATTTTCCTGCTGGAGCTTGGACTTGTTATGGAGCGGGGAAATTCTCGATCTCAATGAAATTTGACGGAGAATACAGCGTAAAGGATGCTAATGATTGGCATAAGCTCACTTGGGACGGGTCTATTGATACCTGCTATCCTTGGATGGCTCGACCCGCAACCCCTCCGCAATACCCTGTCTATAGTGATAGCGAGGGTCGCTGGTATACTTTAGGAGCAACGGAATCAGCTTTTACCCTGAAAGCGCACGTTGAAGATTTGGCTTTAGACGCTTACGACGTAAGGGTAATGTGTCGCGAAGTTTACGAAAATCACTTCTGGTTTCCTGACCCTAACTTTACCAACCGTTCCACTTGTTATTACCAAGAATTTAACGCGCGAATGGGTGAGGTTTTAGTACGGCAAAATAAAATCTTGTTAGGAATGTCTGCGTTAGCCACAGAAGATTTAAATGGCTCAGTACCTAACGTTACCTGGGAGCAAACCAGAAGCAAGGTGTGGGTATGGAATCCCGATGATGACGAATACCAGGAAAAAGACGCCTCCAATCCTGCCTGGTGCGCTTATGATTTAATCTGCAGAATAAAGCATTTATACAATATTAATACGTCAGCTTGGGTTTATGAAACAGAGGGAATCTCCACCGACAACGTAGATTTTCAGTCTTTTAGTGACTGGTCAACTTTCTGCGACGAAGAAGTCGAAGTGTTAGTAGAAGGCGAAGAAGTAATCATTAAGCGCTGTGTGATTAATTGGATTTGTGATGTTTATGGAAATCTCTGGGACGCTTTAAAAACACCAGAATCAACTGGCAGAGGCAAGGTTGTTATCAAAGGCACGAAATTTAGCTGTATTTGGGATGGAACAGCAGACCCAGTGCAATTGTTTACTTCTGCAAATATCATTGCTGGTAGTTTTAGCGAGACTTTTTTATCAGATGAGAGCCGAAGTAATGCGGTAGAGGTAACTTTTTACAGCGAGGACAAAAATTACGAAAGAGATATCTTCTTCCTAACAACTGAGGATTACGATGCATCAGATACCAGAACAGCAACAGTTAACCTTGACGGGATCACTGATTTTAACCACGCTTACCGGGAAGCCTTGTATCGATTAAGATTAAATAAATATCTCTTGCGCACAATTAGTTTTTCGGCTGATGTTGACGCAATCGCTTGCCAAGTAGGAGATGTTATTTTAGTACAGCACGATGTGCCCAAGTGGGCAATCGGAGGCAGAATTGCTTATTCGACTGTTGACGGTATCCAATTAGATAATACCGTAGTTTTGCAACCAGACGTCGACTATGAGATCACAATTAGAAATCAGATAACGGACACTTTAGCGACGCATGAGGTTATAGGTGTAGGTGTAGAGACAGTCACTGCCTTTATTCAAATTGTTGATCCTCCAGAAATTATGCTGGAACCACAAACAGATTACTTATACAGTTTTGGTGAGGTTGATAAGTCAGCCAAACCTTTCCGCGTTGTTTCCATCACAAGAGACGGAGACTTTCGACGGAAGCTCTCTTGTTTGGAATACATCGAGGAAGTATATATTGATGACGCCACAGTGCCCGAAATAAATTATAGTCAAGATATGGAATTTCGTAGCGGGTTAATTTTAACCAAGTCAGAAGACGTAGATGGACACTATCTCCTGGCTGACTGGATAGAAGTGGGTCTTGTAAATCTCGTTAAAGTCTATTTTGATGGGGTTTTTTTGGGGCATTACGACCACCCTGCAAAAATCTATCTGACTGCTGCAGGGTATCACACCGTAAAAACAGTCTATTTGATTAGCGGGAAAAAAGTGGGTTCGGACGAAGAAACAATCTGGGTGGATAATATTGCTCCTCCCGCTCCTACTGATTTTCAGGTAGTGCAAAATTTCAACAATTTTGTGGCAAGTTGGACTAATCCGACAGTTAATTATATTACAAAGTACGAAATTAGATTGGGATCTACCTGGGATAACGGAAGCCAAGTTGGGGTAATTACTGACCCAACCGACCATTTTGAATGGCCCATTTTTGAAGTCGGCACTTATCACTTTTGGATTAAGTCAATCTCAGTAGATAAAGTTTGCAGTTTAACTGCGGATGATTGCGAGATAATCGTCACTGAACTTGACATACGAAATATTATCCGTAGCTGGGACGAGATCATTGAGCCTACTGGAACTTGTGTGAATACCTACGTTTCCGCAGGTAACGCTCACATGGACACTTTAGGAGGTCGTTTATCGGACTATACCAGAGACGCCTGGATCACTATGCAGTCTGCAATTAAACTTACCGAGGGGGCTTTTGCTGGCACTTATACTACAGAGGCTTATGATCTCTCCGTAGTGACCACCTGCGGTCTCTTGATTGATAGTGAGATCTTCTGTCCAGCGAATACTGGATACACTATCTCCTATCGCACCGCTAATGTGCCAGGAGGTTGGGGTAGTTGGATAACTTATATAGCCCAATCAATCACGACAAGATATCTACAGGTTAAATTAGCTTTGACGTCAGCCAATGGGATAGATACCCCTATCGTCACTGGGTTTGAGATTATTTTGGATGTGCCAGATTTAGCGCAACAAGGTATCGCAAACATCACATTGGGATTAAATGGCAACCGGGTAATCTACCCAATTTCTTTTCGCTTCCCTCCTGGGCAATATGACAATGGCTACCTGGAGGTTACCCCTATTGGGGTGGGGCTCAGAGCCGAAGTTGGATTAGAGAGCTACGATTACTTTTATTGTAACCTATACAACGAAGACGACGATTTAGTGGCGGGCACTATTTACTGGCAAGCAAAAGGATTTTAGAGGTGGGGAAATAGCCCCACCTCCTGACAAAGGAGGACTATTTATGGCTTATAATGGCAACAAACCAGCCGATGACGAATTAGTAGCAGATGTTCCTGGGGTTATCCGCGAGAACCAAAGAGCTCTTAAAGACGACCGGATAGTTGATGCTGGCTTGCTCCAAGGGCACGATTCCGTTTATTTTGCCACATCTGGACATACCCACACAGAATTACACGGTCACACCAACAAAACCCTATTAGATAGTGTCACAAATGCAGGATCGGGCACGTTGTTTTTGGCTAATAATGGGAGCTATCTATCCCCTGCTCTACCTGTGCAATATGATGTTAACGCTAAGTTGGCGGGTTGCGTAGGAGATGGGGTAACCAACGATCACACCGCACTTTATAATATTTTTGCGAACGCCTCCAATAAGACAATCTATTTTCCAGCAGGCACTTATCTGGACGCCTACGCCTACGGTATCGAGATTACTAAGTTAAAAAATGCTCGGTTTTATTTCCACCCAGCGGCTAAACTTACTTTCTCGAATCTTGGCAACGGAAGGTCAGGGATTAGGATTTACGGCGGGGATTATTTAAAAAACGTGATGTTAACTGTGACTGCTCCTTTGGGGCAAAGCTATATTACAGTTAACACGATTACTGGTTATGCAATTGGTGATTATGTAGTGTCCAGTTATACCTGGGCGCAAGGGATCTATAAAATCTTGAATATTGTTGGATATAATGTTTATCTAGATCGCTCATTGCCAATCGCAATCCCGGACAATACCGTTCTGTCAATCTATTTAAACGCAGAAATATCTGAAAATATTGAATTTATTTCCCCGCGAATTGACGTAAATATGGCTGGCACGTCGAATACCAGTTATGCTTGCATAAATGTGGTGCAATGTGATGGGTTAACTGTTGCCGATGCTGATTTTGACGTGTACGAAATGCAAACTTGCGGGCTCTACGTAAAGGGATGTAAAAACGTAAGTGTCCCTCGATACAGCTTTACTTTGCCTGCTGAGATGGATACCAATGCTGCTCCCTACGGTCTCTATATCCGAGAGAGCCACGGCGTAACTGTAGATGACGGGTATTATGGTAATTGCTCCTGCCCCATTAAATTGGTCTATTGTCAAAACTATCAAGTTACAGGCAACAACATTAGCGGTGAAATTACGACCAATCTATTAGGTATCGATGGTTTACTTTTGCAATATTGCGTCAAGGGCTCAGTAGTTGCAAATACCGTTATGGGGATGCGGGGATCATCAATCTTTTCTGAATATTCGTACTTGACAACTATTGAGGATAATATAATCAACTATGGCGGAGCTGATCACAACCAAAAAGCTATTAAAATAGTAGGATCAGCAGAAGTTGGAAAAGGTGTCGTAGTTGCAGGAAATATTGTTGACGAATGTATGGGCTACGGAATCCACGCCACAGGACAAGGGCATATTATAAAAGAAAATTGTATCCGCAGAACTGGAGACAGTGGAATTTATTGCACTGCAAGCTATTCCATCGTTGTGGGAAATATCGCAAGGGAGACCAATTATTACAGCGCTGGCAACCCTATAGTTAATAATGGAACGGGATCAATTACTGATCACAATATCACGTGAGGAGGTGGCAAGTTTGGCCTTTGACAATACCAGACCGAAAAATGATGATATCATCGCAGATTCAGCAATTTTGATCCGTGATAATTTTGATGCCTTAAAAGACGATCAGCTAATTGATGCCGGGTTGCTTGATGGAGCAACCCTTGCCACGGCTGACCACACCCACATAGATAACCATAATCACGCCAACAAGGTTATGTTAGATACCCTGGTTAGTAATGGCGACGGCTCTTTGTTTTTGGCGGATAACGGGGTATATCAAGAGCCTCCTGAGGGCATTGTTGAAGAATGGTACGACGTTAACGCTAAGTTGGCGGGTTGCGTAGGAGATGGGGTAACTAATGATTCCGCGGCAATCTCCGCAATCTTAAACGCAGGATCTAATAAGACAATCTATTTTCCAGCAGGCACTTATAAAGTTTTTGAGACCGTCGTCGTTTCTGGTCTCAAAAACTGTCGGATAATTTGCCATCTGGATGCCGTTTTTACTACAGCCGCCGCCTCCTACATTTTTCAATTTCAGCCATCGAGCGAATTTTATTGCGGAACAGGAACGGGTCACCTCGGGGATAAATATATCACCCTTTCGTCTTTTTTTCTTGCGGTAGGAGACCTCATCTGCTTTGCTAAAGACAGGGCCTACAAGATTTTAAAAATATCTTCTTCGAAAGTTTATGTTGATCGCATACTGGAAGACGGTGGGTCTTCTCCCGTACCCGTTTATGAACAATTAAATTATTGCGAGAATATTGAAATCATTGGGTTGACTAGCACGCGTGATAAGTACATAGAATTTAATTCTTCGGTAAACATTTCAATAACTTCTGCAAGTAGCATTTGTATGAATTTTTATAAATGCACGCAAATAAAAGTTAGGGATTCTTGCGACTGTCGTGTTCGGTTTAGTTATTCTTTTGGCGGGGTTGTAAATTCTGTTGTAAATTCTCTCGTCCAAAGTATCTCTAGTAGTAGCATATCCACCAGCTCTTCGGAGGCTATTATAATTAAAAACTGCACTTTGGCGATGATATCGGAATACCTAGTTAGCCGTATCATTGTAAAAGACGTTATTTTTAGTGGCCAGACAGGAAGTTTTCTTCAAAGCAACGCCCAGTCAAACTATATTGTAAAACACGCGATTTTGTCTGGTTGCAGTTATTTAGCGGGCGTTCAAGATGGCCCAGGAAGCATAACCCTACCAAAAGTAAGCTATAACATACTAATTAGAAACAATTTATTTTATGGATGTTTTGCAAAAGGGGTGTACGGTTGGGATCAGGATACTACCGGCGCCATTTTCCAGTGTTTAATTGCTGGCAATGTTATATCTATGTCAAATAGTTCCCCTAACGATTACGGAATTTATATGGATTATCCAGCTCTCGTTATCGTCGATATCTTAATTATAAACAACATTATCTCTGGGGCGACCACTGCGATAGATGCTCCACTGGCTACCATAGTCCACAATATCACTATTTGACAATAGGGAGGGTCGGTTATGGATGACAGCTTACTGCATCAAGCCCTCATTAGGATCGAAGATAAATTAGATCAAGTTGCAGAGCGCTTAGTCGCGTTGGAGACCAAAGACAAGGTCTCTAAGGATTTTGTGTCGCGCACTGTTGCGGTTGGGTCTTTTTTCGTCTCGATCCTGGCTATCATAGTTAGCATTTTGATTTAAAAGAAGGAGGAGATTAGGATGGGAAATTATTTTATCAACCGAATCAAGAAAGCGGGTGACGGCTCCCTTTTCCTTTCTGATGATGGCACTTATAAAGATGTGCCGCAACACGACCACGAAAATAAAGAATTGATTGACACAATCACGGATGAAGGCAACGGTGCGCTTTTCCTGGCAAATGATGGGACTTATAAAGGTGTAGTTGAGGGTGGAGCAAGCTGGGGTACGATTACTGGCACATTAGCGCTCCAAACAGATTTAAAATCGGTCATTGATGCAAAGGCTGCTGTTGAGCACGACCACGACACCGAATATGCCACCTTGGGGCACGAGCACGAGATCGAAGAGGTATCTGGATTAGAGACGGCTTTATCAGGGAAAGCAACCTCTGATCACGATCACGACGCCGATTATGCCGCCTTGGATCACGAGCACGAGATTGAAGAGGTATCTGGATTAGGAACGGCTCTATCAGGTAAAGCGGCCTCATCCCACAATCACATCTTAAATGATATTACTGATCTAATTACCACTTTGGCGGGCAAAGCGTCCACAACCCATGCCCATGCCCAAAGTGATATTACTGGGCTAATAGACGCCTTGGCAGGCAAGGCGGCGACCAGTCATACCCATCTAATGTCTGCAATCACTGGATTAGTAGACGCTCTCGCTGGTAAGTCTGCGACCAACCACGTGCACCGCTTAAATATAGCTCGCACTAGTTCCGAAACTTACGTAGTTAGTCTGTTAAATAGTGTTGTCTTAATCGACACCACAAATAACAATTGCGAAATACAGCTCCCTACGGCAGTAGGTAATGATGGCCTGGAATACAAAATTAAAAAGACTGACGAAACAGAAAACGTCGTAACTATTAACCCTGCCGGGGTTGAGCTTGTTGATGGAGAATCCACTTTGGTGCTCACAGTAGGCGACGAATCAGTGATCATCATTAGTGACGGGGTCGGATGGACTGCATTCTAAGTTTTTTCAAAAAAAAATAAAACGGAGGATTACAAAAAATGGCTTACAAAAAACGGTGGCTAATTGGTGACGTTACAGGATTAACCTCTGCTCTTAGTGGTAAGATCCCGGCGTCAGAAAAAGGAGCAAATAGCGGTGTTGCTACCCTGGATAGTGGCGGTAAATTAACCGCAACGCAAATCCCTGGTAGTTTGGTTAGTGGTCTAAATTATAAAGGTGTATTGGATGCCTCAGATGAAGAATACCCAGCAACCCCAGCAAGTGGAGATTATTATATCATCAGCGTAGCTGGGATTATTGATTCCGTTGATTTCCAAATCGGAGATTGGGCGACCTACAGCACCTCGGGTGGATGGGATAAAATTGACAATACCGACAAGGTAGCCTCTGTCTGTAGTAAGACAGGCACAGTCACCTTAGAACCAAGCGATATTACTGGTTTAGTTACCGCTTTGTCAGGAAAAGAGCCAACCGTAAGCAAAGGTAATATTTCTGAGACCACCTCTTCTGTTTTGACCGTATCTGGTGGAACTGGCGCAATTATTGGCACAGGCGTAACTATTGCAGTTAGCGCATCGAGCTCAACCACACCTGGTTATTTAAGTGCTGCTGACTGGACAACCTTTAATGGCAAGCAAGCCTCAATTACCCCGGCTGGCTTATCAGAGGCCACCTCGTCTGTGTTGACGATTAGCACTGGCGGAGCTACTGCTTTATTGACAGCAGCCACGATTGAAGTTAAGGCAGCAAGCGGTAGTCAAGGTGGTTATCTATCAAGCACGGATTGGACAACCTTTAACGGTAAACAATCGGCTTTGACCATCTCTACTGGTCTTACCAATACCACTGGGACAGTAACTGTTGACCTTGCAACTGGTAAATCTGGTGGGCAATCAATCACTGGAGGCACTGCAAGTGGAGACGACCTCTCTATTACCTCTACTAGCAACGCAACCAAAGGAACAGTTAGTATTCAACCTGACGGCGGAGATACTGTGTTTGGTGGAGCTATCGGCTACAAGCACGCCGCAGTTACTGGTGAGACTACTTTAGGAGCAAGCCATCACGTAGTGTTGGCAGATGCCTCCTCAGCCAGCTTTGTGATTTATTTGCCAGCGGCTGCTAGTTGTGCAGGTCGCGTATATCAAATTAAAAAAGTTAATAGCGACGAGGCCAAAACCGTCACTGTTGATCCAAATAGCACCGAGACGATTGATGGCGAGACCACTTTGGTCTTATCTGTACAATACGAGGGTTATCCTATTATGTCTGACGGCACAAATTGGGTGATTCTGTAAGTTTGAGGGTATTTTGTTAATGGAGGAGGAGGATAACTTCTCCTCCATTTTTCAATTATAGGGAGGCACAAAAATGGCTTATCAACGTATTAAAGATATTTCCGCGGTGCGCAAAGTGACGGATGATGGAGACGGTAGCACTTTTTTGACAAATGATGGCACTTATAAGGTGGCTGGTGGAGGCGGAGAGCAAACTGCCAGTTTTACGGTAGCGACTGGCAAAAGCGTAACTGCGGGGCGCCCAGTTGTTTTAACAAGTGCTGGCGCCGAGGACGCTTATTTGGAAGAGAACTGCGGAGACTTTGAAATCCTAAATAAGTATTTCGCGCCAGACAACAGCGACTACACTATACCTGCTGGTAGTTCGCTTGCAGCCGTAGCCTTGAACGATGAAACCTGTTTGCTTTTTTATGGTAGATACAGTAATATTTGGACGCATGGGATGCGAAAAAAACCTGGAGATCTCAATCCTATAGTTTTGGCCAGTACCACATGGAGCAGGGACGCTACAGTTTATAATGCCTCCATGTCTCGTGTCAGCGATACAAGAGCTATATGTAGTTATCGCTCTAACGGCATTTGGTATGCTACAATTGTCACAGCCAACGCAGCATCCACAAGCTTTGGCGCGCAAACGCAGGTATATTCGGGAGATGTGTCCTCAGGATGCGTTGTTGGGCTATCTGCGACAAAGGCTGCTTTTTGTTATGTGCTGAACAACGAGGCCAGCGGTCAAGTTTTCGTAAAAATCCTAACACTAAGTGGCGCAACAATAACAGCTGTTGGTAGCGCAAACACTTGCGTGGTAAGCGCTGGCAGAGGGCCTGGTGTGGAATGTAATAATGCCAATATAAGGATTACAGATTCTTTGTTTGTTGTCTCTTGGTACGATGTAAGTGATCAGGTTTATCGTTACTTGACGGCATTTTCTGTCAGTGGAGACACCGTTACTTGTGGGACAGCAAAAGTTATGACAAGTGTGGTTGTTTCAAGCGATTGCGCCGGGGTGCGGATAAGTGATACAAGAGCGATTTTTTTTAGTAGGGCAGATGCCAGTAGTGGTTACAGACTTGTTTATGACCTGGTTGATTTTTCTGGGACAACCATCACGGAGACCACAGTTACGTACCAGATGCCTATCGCTGATTTAAATAACCCAGCGCAAAGTGACGCTGTCGGCCGAAAACCTTTCGGTTCATTTCTTGGTGGCGGATTCTATCTGTTTAGTTTTCATGATCTCACCAACGGCGGTATTTTCCACACCTCAGCAAATATAATAGGAAATACTATAAATGTTCACAATATTCACGAATTTTCAGGCACTAAAAATTATTTTACAGGTCATATCGCTCACTATGAAAAAGGAGCGCATACTGCCTTTTTCCTTTACCAGAATGGAGATACTTCTTATCGGACGTGGGTATCCGCAAAAAGAAATATCTTTAAAAATCCCAACAATCTAATTGGTATCGCTAAGACGTCCGGATCAGCAGGACAATCCGTCACTGTATCTTATGGCCCAGTTGTCGCGGGCTTGTCTGGTTTAACAGCTGGCAGCAAATATTTTTTACAGTTTGATGGGACTTTGGGGACAACCCCAGTATATGATAGAGGAATTGGCGTCGCGATCTCAACGACCGAGCTGCGGCTGGTGCTTTGAGACAAAAAGGAGGATTACCGATGGATAAATTATTTTCCAAATTATCCCACTACTACAGATCGATTAAGATCACATTAAGGATCGCCTCTATGGTTGCGGCGGCTACCCCAGGCAAAGCAGATGATGTGATTATTGCCTTGGTATTACAAGCTCTGGAATGTATCAAGGATGAGGTAGCGCAAGATGAAAAAAAAGTCGACGAATGATCCCAAGCAAAAAAGTGGAATTAAAAAATTTGGCTACGCTGAAGCCTGCGTCTCCTGTGATCAACAATGCTTGCTGGGGAGATTTTTTCTGAAAAGGCTGAACAGGAAGAATAAGCCATATCAAACGTCTTGCAACACTTGAGGAAAGGCAAGCAGTTTTCTTGGTCTTTGTAGCTCAAACTTCTTCGATTCAGTTAGTTTCCTCTTTTCGT